CTGCACACAATATAGGTAAAGGTGATATTATTTTATTAGATAACTTTACTGCTATCACTAATTCTAATTTTGGATCTAGTGATTTCGATAATACAAAATTTATGGTAACTTCAATACCATCTGACACTACATTAACTATAACTATGGGTTCTAACGAATCTGGATCAGGTGCGTCTACATCTGGTGGCATAAGAGTTAGACATTATTATCCGGTAGGACCTGCAGTAGAAACTGCATCTACTGGTTGGGGTCTTGGATCATGGGGTGGTCAAGCACAAGGACAGTTTACATCAACACTGTCATCTGGAATTAATGCAAGTGTAACAAGTTTGACAATGGCAAGTTCAACATCTTTTCCATCTACAGGAACAATAATTATAGGATCAGAATTAATTACGTACACAGGAAACAGTGGTGGAACTTTATCGGGTTTAACTAGAGGTGCTAATGGTACAACAGCTGCAACACATAGTTCTGGTGCAACTGTAACTGATGCATCAAACTTTTTTGCATGGAACGCTGCAGCATCAGGAGATATTGTTACAGCACCAGGTTTATGGTCTTTAGATAATTTTGGTAACAAATTAATTGCAACTATATTTGGTGGAGAAACATTTGAATGGGATTCTGATCCCACAGGTGCAACATCAACTAGAGCAACTATACTTGCAAATGCGCCAACTGCATCTTCGTTTAGTTTAGTATCAGCACCAGATAGACACTTAATATTTTTTGGAACAGAAACAACGGTAGGTTCATCAGGTACAAGAGATGAAATGTTTATAAGATTTTCTGATCAAGAAAATATTGATGGCAGTGATGCTTATTCACCTAGTGCAACTAATACTGCTGGTACACAAAGACTTGCAGATGGGTCTAAGATTGTAGGAGCGATTAGAGGTCGTGATGCAATTTATGTTTGGACCGATACTGCATTGTTTATCATGCGATTTGTAGGTTCACCTTTTACTTTTTCTTTCCAACAAGTTGGTACAAACTGTGGATTGATAGGTAAGAATGCAGCTGTAGAGGTCGATGGTTCTGCATACTGGATGTCAGAGAATGGTTTTTTTAGATATACTGGTAAACTAGAATCGTTACCATGTTTAGTTGAAGATTTTGTTTACGATGATATTAACACAACTCCTAAACAACACGTTAATGCTGGATTAAATAATTTGTTTGGTGAAGTAATGTGGTTCTATCCTAGTTCTTCATCTAGTATAGTAAATAGAATGGTGTGTTATAATTATCTTGATTCAACACCAGATCGACCTGTTTGGACCACAGGGACATTATCTAGAACTGCTTGGCAAGATTCCGCTATATTTGGTAAACCTCATGCTACAGAGTATGACACAAGTTCTAATGGTACATCCGGCTCCTCTACATTTGTTCAAGGTAATACTGATGGTGTTAGTTATTATTATGAACATGAAAAAGGATTAGATCAAATAAGAGAAGGTGCAACTTCATCTATTGTTGCAAATATTGAATCTGGAGACTTTGATATAGGTCGACAAGGTTTAGATGGTGATGGTGAGTTTATAATGAAAATAAGAAGAGTGTTACCAGATTTTCTTGCACAAACAGGTGATACAAGAATTACATTAAATTTAAGAGACTTTCCAAATGATACGGAAGTTAGCTCATCACTTGGACCATTTACTATAACATCTAGTACACAAAAAATAGATACACGTGCAAGAGCAAGATCTATATCTTTAAAAATAGATAACACAAGCACTAGTCAGTTTTGGAAAGTTGGAACTTTTAGAATTGACTATCAACCAGACGGGAGAAGATAATGGCAAGAATTGTACAATCACTAACACAACCTTTAGAAGACTACGATCAACAAGTGCAACAATCATTTGTTAGAGACGTAGATAGTATAGTGCAAAAATTAAACACAACATTTCAACAAGATTTAAAAGACGAAGCAGAAGCGGAGGCGTACTTCTTTGGCTAATACATTCGTAAATAAAAAAGTAGATTTAACTTCTACATCAGCTACGACACTATACACAGTGCCATCAGCAACAACTGCTATTATAAAATCTATATTGGTATCTGAAGACTCAGGTAATGCAGATACTATTACAGTAACTATTACAGATACGTCAGATGCTGTGTTTAGTTTATTTAAGACTAAATCTATATCTGCAAATGGTACAACAGAATTACTATCAGCACCTTTGGTATTACAGGAAAGTGAGATACTAAAAGTGACTGCAGCAACAGCTAATAGACTACATGTAGTCCTTTCTGCCTTAGAATCTAAGCCTAGAGAGGTTACAACATAGTCTTGATTTATTAGTAAAAAACTAGTAAATTAGCAAATTCCAGGTGCAATCCCTGCCTATATAATATATTAACTAAAACATAATTATGATAAATAGATCGATGCAACCAAGGCAGATGTATGGACTAGGAAGTCTAGTAAAGAAAGCTGTTAAAGGTGTAAAAAACGTTATTAAAAGTCCTATAGGTAAAGCTGCAATATTAGGAGCGGTTGGTTTTGGAATACCTGGAACAAAGTTAGGTGGACTATTTGGTAGAGCTGCTTTTGGTGGACAAGCAACAGGTCTTTTAGGGTCTGCAGGTATTGGACAATTTTTAATGGGAACTCCTGGAGTTGCAGACACTGTAGGTAGAACAGGTTTTTTAGATAAAATAGGTTTAAGTGGTTTAAGCACTGCAAAGAAAGCTTTTCTAGGAGGCAGTGCCGCTTTATCAATAGCCGCTATGTTTCCTCAACAAGAAGGGGAGGACGATGATACTTATGCAGAGCGTCTTAAAAGACTTGAACCTTTAATGAATAGGTACTATAGTAACGTAAACCCAAATGCTTCTGCAGCTGAAGTAAAAAAATTTATATTAGATAACACACAAGAATATAGAGCTATGGGTGGTAGAGTCGGCTATAGACTTGGAGGAGATACTATGGACAGAGAAGGAATTAAAAGTTTAGAAGCTGGCGCACCAGACGTAAGATATACAGGTAACATGCAAATGGCATCTGAAACAGGTCCTGAAGAATTTGAAATGGACATGTTAATGGAATTAACACAAGCATTTGAAGAAGCGAAACGTCAAGGTTTTAAAGGAGACTTTAAATCATTTTTAGAAATGTATTTAGGTGACAGTGCTAGAGCACCAGAAGGTATTATGCAAGAAGCACCGATGCAGATGGCTGCTAACGGTGGTAGAATAGGATTTCAATCTGGAACTAATACAGTCATGGGTGATATAGCAATGTCAAAACCTTCAGAAACATTTGAAGGTATGGGTCAAAATATTATGGATATTTTAAAAAGATTACCACCTGCATTATTAGAGGTAATAATGAATATTAAAGATAGTGATAAAAATAATCTTTTAGAAAGATTAAAATTACCAGAAGAAAAAGCTAACGGTGGAAGAATAGGGTTTTTTACAGGCGGTTCAAAAATAAAAGAATTAGGATTAGACGAAGACTACATAAGAGAAATAAGAACTCAATGGATAGAGTCAGGTAAAAAAGGAAGTTTTAGTGAATTTTTAAGAAATGAATTAGATCGTCAAGCAGAATTGTCTGACGAAATGAAAGCTCAAATGGCTAACGGTGGTAGAATAGGATTAGCTGGAGGAACTACTCTTAGAGCTATAGCTTCAGAAATGAACGATGGTAGAGGACCAATAACTCGACAAGATTTTATACAATTATATGAACTTGCTGGATATGACTCTGATGTTGCAGGAAGTTTAGGAACTCAACATTACAAAACAGGATTTGCTCAAGACGATGTAATTAGACAAATAGATTTTGCAACAGGTGGTAGAGTAGGTTTAATGAAAGGCGCAATGCCTGTGGACGAAGACGAAGAAGATTCTTACAGAGCAGGTGTCATGCAGGCCATGGCTGCAAGTAGAAAAAAAGCTATGGGTGGAGGTATGATGCAAATACCTACAGGTAAAATGAGAATGAATCAAGGTGGTGTTATGGAGAGAGACTACAGAGACGAAGGTGGTTTTGTACCGGTTGGCATCAAAGAAAAAGCAGATGACGTTCCAGCAATGTTATCTAAAAATGAATTTGTTATGACTGCTGACGCTGTAAGAGGCGCAGGCGGTGGTAGTATAGAAAAAGGTGCACAAAGAATGTATGACACTATGAAATCATTAGAGAGAAAAATAGGATAATGGTTACAGAAACAAGAACATTACCCGCAGAGTTTATAGAAGCATTAGGTAAAACGTATGCTGACACACTTACAAAAACAGTTGGTACTCCAATTACAACAACAGATGTATCGGGTCAACTTGTAAAAGGTGAGTTAGATGCTGATAGAATTGCACAAGGACTACAACCTGAAACAGATGCAGAGTTTGCTGCAAGACAAGCAGGTGCAAAACAAACAGCTAGAGAATTCGATATTAGAAAAGCACAGATGGCAGATCTTGCGCCTACTGTTGCAGGCATGGATCAATTACAACGAGATGCCATTACTAAAGCTACAGGTGCCACGGGACTTGGAGCTTATCAACAATATTTAACAGATGCAGCAACAGCTGCAGGGCAAGCTGGCACAACTTTAGGAGGAGTAGCTGGTGATATTAGTGCAGCAAGAACAGGACTAGGTGCAGCTGGAACTACACTAGGTCAAGTAGATCCATTTATCACTGCAGCAGGAACAGGACTTGCAGGAGCTGG